ATATAATCGGCTGCTGCATTCATAGCCATGGTACGAGAATCAATTGCTTTGCCTATTGCGAATCGAACCGTTTCAATTTCGATTTCAAGCTGTTTTGCTGCTATACTGGTCGAGGCAACGCCATTATTTATTGAATTTGTAAAATCCACTCGCTCTATTTTCTTTAACATTGAACCAGAGTGGAGAAAATATCCCTTGGCAGCATATCCAGTCACAATATCAGCTTTTAGACTCCTACCTTCTGCCGTTCGTCTATCTCTATCCCTCTGCCAAATTTGATCTTCAATATTAGGATTTATTCCAGTACCACCATTTGTTATGGCATTTACTAACCATGCTGTTGCTTCGTCAAAGGCATCTGATGACAGTGGATAATACTTAATAAAAAAATCTGCCATTTGTCCCGATAAAAGTGTAACTAACTTATTAAGTTGTGCCTCATAAATGAGTGTTGAATCCGCCGCTGTAGGAATACCTGGTTCTACTGCCTGAATTACAAATCTAGTATTGTTATCTGGAGGATCAAGATAAAAACCAGCATTTGCTGCTAACAATCTATCGGCGGCATTTTCAGACTTATTTGTATATTCATTTGCCGTAGAAATAGCATTACTTATAATCTGATCAACAGTTTCTTCTGACATTATATACTCCTACGAGTAGTTATAACTAATTTAAAATCAATATCAGCAATATTAAAATCACAACCACTATCATTAGTAATTATCACATTCCACTCACTACCTATATGTTTATAGGATATTGGTATTTTTTGGATCTGCAAAGTAGTAGAATTAAATGACATCTCATATATTTTTTCCATTCTTTCGGTAACTACTTTTGCAAATATTTTTCCGGTAGATGAACATCCTATATAAATGCCTTGTGACGATTTTATTTTATACGTTTCATAATTTGATTTACCTATTTCGATTACAGAATCAATACCAACCCCGACATCATTATCACCATCAAGTTTATAAATACCATCGTCGGCAATTCCATAATATATACCATCTCTCTCAAAAAATGAATTAAAACCATAATTATCATATTGAGATGATGCCCCGGTGTCCATATTAACTACCCACACCCGACTTGTTTCGTCAAAATTTATTTTACCATCAAGTTGTCCAGCCAGCTCAGATAAAACTGACATTTGCTCATTAATTAAGATATAAAATGCGCCGATCACACTGAAATCACTGGATAGGGAAAGCCTTTCGATAAAAGATTCCACTGCCTGTCTGGTAGCAGTGATTGTTCCGGTAATCAACCCATTATTACCAATAAATACAATATGGTCAGAGACACCAAGCATCCCATTCTGTACTCGAACAGATGAAAAGATAAATGCAGTTTTAGGGGCAAAATCATCAACTCCGGAAGCCATTAGAGCCGGAAGGAGCGCATTGCCATAACCATAATCGCCTTCGCCACCGATCGCCATCAAGGCTGGCATCGTCACATTGGCCTCTCCGCTGCTTGATGCAACCATATGACCAAATCCATACGGTTGCGGAAGGAATCCTAAACCGAACTGAGGTTCAGCGGGAATATAGGCGGAAGCATAACCATGGGCGAACAGAGATGGCAGAAAAACCGAGCAGGAACCATATCCTGGTGAGTCTTCATCGAACCCCTGCCCACCAATCGATGGAAGAAAAGCCCTTCCATAATCGGTTGTTCCATTAAACTCACAATTAGAGGCTCCGGTTATTATCAAACTGCCTGATACTGGTTCGACCGAATGAAACGATAAGGAACTTTCACCCTGAAACAAAATATCGAAGTCAGTAAGCAGTAGTGATCCTGCTCCGCGCATATCGAGCAGTGAATCAAGAAATATTAACGAACCAGTACCAAACATTATAGACTCCCATATTGGACTTCCCCGGCCTTATTGGCGGCGGAGGTGATCAGATCGGAACTCTGGTATAGTAGACCATAGGCGTAACAGTCCCAGAACGGGTACACAGTCTGACTTTTCCTGACTATCGTCTCCAGGCCGGTGGTCAGCGTGTAGGTTACTGTCCCGAGACCGATTGCAGGACCGGGTGTCAAATAAATTCTAACCAGGGTCAGCGGGTCGTTTGTCGGACGCAACACTTCAATAACTGCTCCTCGTTCAAAGATATACGTTCCATGAATATCCACGACTATCCCATGAGAGAACAGTGCCATGTTTTGGCCGTCAACTCCCTTCGGACCAAGAAATATCGCGGCACCACGTGAATTTGCATCAACGGTGAACTGAACATAACCGTTGACCTGCTCAATGCTCCTGGCACCTGAAGCCCACCCGGCACCCGCAACCCTGTCCCTGATTATGGCCGTTCGCATGGTAGAAGGAACAGCGGGAAGCGCAGGGGTGGGCGGTACCCATGTTCTGGTGGTAACAGTTGCCCAGTTGGGACGGGGGGCATACAACAAGCTTGCTGATGGAGGAATCCCGGTTTCCAGCCAGGAGAGCATATCTGCCCCGGTCAGTCCCTCATAAGAATCATATCCTGAGGTATAAAGTGTACTGGCCTCAATTGTCATTTTCGTAAAGCCTCCAGGAGATCTGTTGTAATGGTGGTTCATATGAACCTACCGGCACATTGTGATCTGTAACCGCAGAAAACTTAAATATTCCTATACTCTTGCCATTCCCATACAAAAACGAATCGATGGACCACACCGTTAAATAAAACCATCCAGCAGGATTACCAGCATACTGTATCGGCGTACCAAGGGTGCCAGTAGCGGTAGCATCGATAATTATTTCATTTAGAATAGCTCCTGAGGCCGCATTCTTTTCAGTTTGAGTCATTGCCGACCAAAACTTACCACCAGCGGCCTGTCTGTCGCCAACCAAGTCGGCAAGTTTTGGTATTATTGATACTTCAGCCCACGTAGCAAAAGTTACAGTGAACACCCCGATGTGAGTAGTATAAGATCCCATCAATTCAACATCTGTCGGAAGCATAACTATGCGCTTTGTCATTGCAGCAGATCCCCCCGACAACAACACGTTAGGAACCCGCATAGTCGTTGATTCCTCAACCCAGTACCCGGCCCTGGCTGGAGTGGCCGAACGACCATCATAATTGGGTACACTGATTAACCGTTCGGTGAGTGCCCAGTCCTTCTTCAACGCTCCAGCTCTAATCGACAGATCGGTATTCATGGCATCCCTAAAGTATAGTTTTCATAAGTGCCAATCGGCATTTGCGGGAGAATCGGTGGTGGTGACAGATAATCAGCCAGCTCGTTAACCAGGCGGTCATTACCGAACAACCCAACCTGAAAATTATCCCGATCACCAACAGGACACGGCAAGACACCAAGTCTTTTCCACAACCGTTCATCAGAGGGACGTAGGTCATTGTAGATCCATTGCAAGAAGGCAAAAGAATATACTTCTGCATCCAGTTCATCGGAAAAACTTTTAACCACCCCAATCAAGAAAATTTCTTCCGGTGAGACTTTCACTGGACGAATATGAACCAAAATTACACCTTCAGGCATTCCCGGCAGCTTTGTCCATGTGTTGAATGGTGAGCCATAATATACCGCAGTTACTTTCTCTTTCACCTTATTACATACGCACAAATACAAATGCACATCGTCAAATTCCCCAGCGTAAGTTATATCAGGACGAGTTCCAACATTATTTATTTCGCTTGGTACCTGCAAACTGGTGGACTGAATCCCACTACCATCGAATACAACCGAACCATATTTCCTTGTCCAGGTGTAAATATTGCCATTATGCGCATGGAACATTACTGAATCATAGGGCACTGTATGATTATTATTTGGATAAGGAAACAATTGATACAACATTCGTAAAGCATTTGTCCAATTAATATTTCCACTTTCGCTATTTATTATAGGTACGTCTGCCAATAAATCAAGTAACGATATAAACTGCGATGAGGGTATTAAATAATTATTGCTACCTACGCTCAAAGTTATAAATAGTTTCCAATGTTCCATTTCTGGGTGGTCATCAAAGTACTGCTGTATTATAGTTGAACTGCCCCATTTTATAGTATTAGTAACATCTGAAGCTTGAAGAAATACTTGGTTTTCTCCATAGAGGAATGAATATGAACCAACTGGCCACATGTTAGTACCAGTTATATCATAAAGTAATAAGTCTCGTAATTCAACGGGCATTGAATCCAACATAGTACTCATAAGAAGCGGAGCAAATATGGGAAATTCTACATTCCAGCCTCGAACTATTTCACCACCTGTCCGTTCGTAAAGAGCAGCTTGATGGTATACTAATCGATTTTTACGGAGCTGCTGAATTAGCCTCATTGGTTGATCAGCACCTGCCATTATATATCGACCACCTACTTGTGCTGTAAAAGTTCTTCGACCCAATAAATTAGAACCATTAGAATTATAAGAAATCAACGATGAATCAGAAATATATTTAGGAAAGTCCTGTGAATTATTGGCGTTGAAATCAATAAACATCTTGGCTGTGGAGGTCAGCCAGAACCCTTCGGCACCTTGATATGGGATGATACCAAGAAGTGGTGGGTGATCCTGCTCAAAAACAGTATCTTCCCCCGCTGTAGTACCATCGATCAAATTATAAGGTGACGCGGTTATCTCCTGACGGAATCTGACTGTTTCCAGTGTTTCATCGATTACCTGTTCTTCATTCAGCATATTATAGGATAACAGGGTTAGGGCATCACCTGGAGTATCCTTGTAGATCACATGATAATCGGTCATCCCAGTAAAACCACCAGCCCAAAAATCAGCGATCATTAACTTTACACCATCTGGATTAGAGCACACTACAACAGCTCCCATTGGAGCAGTTACTCGTCCGCCGGATAAGTCACCTTGCTGCCAAGCCTTACAGAGAAAACCATCCCATTTAACAGTTTTACTTGGGATATCAATATCCTTGATGGCCTGAATTTGTTTCTTGACAAACCACACGCGTTTCTTACTTCTATCGCCATCAAAGGTTATCATGGAATAATTTCAGTTTGACCTCTAAAGTTGGTCCAGAAGACTTCGGAAGAAGGCGATTCTGCAAGGAAAAGTGCCATATAATACGAATAAGCGCCATTATCGTAGCCAAAAACAAATAACTTACTTTCGTCTGGAGACATCCATTGAGCATAGATCTGAGTATCTATGCTGTCAGAATAATCATATTTGTTCCAATCTAATTCAATATTATTGATTGATATGACATCCCATGGTGTAGCAAGATGACAGATATAAACATTTGCATCAGACAAAGAGGTTACATAAGCACGAGTCCCTGTATTATTGAATGTCAGTCCGGCTGGGTCATAAAGTATACTAGACGGATCATAAACATAAAGATTCCATTCTTCAGCAGGACCTGCCGAAGTTATATCCCAAGGAACAGATAGCTCATGTTGTACTAAACGGCCCCGCCTATCGTTGCTATACGTCCCATTAGATCTGTGGGACACAAACATTCTAGTACCATCTAAATTAAACGTAATACCGTATGAATCAGGTCTAACAAGAGTAAACGTAAATTGCCCCGCATCAACTATAGAAGAAACGTCCCAAGGCACCGGCATATCAAATTGTTTTACGTAATCAAAAGCGTTACAAACAACATATAACCTTGTTCCATCCGGCTTAAAGTGTAAACCTGTTGGATTTCCATTAGTTCCCCATAACGCTGGACTGGTTTTATGGGCTGTTGAACTATATGCAGACTCAATAGGAGAAAGAAGCCTTTGGTATATTCGCTCAGTGCTGACATTTGTAAAATATGCGAACTGACCTTCGCCGCCAATAACTATTTGGTATCCTTCAATGTACGATATAAGATGCTTTTCTACAAAAGTATAAGGCGCAGTCATATCTTACTCCTCAGGAATACCGATATAAAACTGATCGATCCGCTGCTCTTCGCCTAACGGTTTATAGGCCGAAGAAACCACGATCTCTTTATCTATTATCCCTACAGTTAATTGCAGGCGCTTTTCAGTGGTACTTAAACCTCCTGCATCGGCAATTGCCTCGAACCGAGCAAAAGAGAAATACCCGGAACCAACATGGATACCACGCCAGGATTCCCCCGACGCTTTAGCCAGCACCCCGCTTGACGGCGTGGTATCCATGTTGATTCCGGTACCAAGCCCTGAAGCGCTAATTTCCACCAGTAATGTAGCAGAACCGATAGCCGCGTCGGCAGTGGCTGGAACCAGAGCATTGGCTTCGGATTGTGAGGTTGGCGAACCGTACATCCTTAAAATTCCACCATTGATACCGGACTCTAAATCACCTCCGGTAAGTAAATGATTACGTAACCCAGTCGATACTTTCATTTTTACCTCAATCCAAAGCGGCGATAACCTCGCCTACGTTAAAAGTCAGAATTCCACCGGCTACCAATGTCCGGGCAATAGGCAATTGACCCTTGATCAAACAGTTGCCATCAGTTGCCGCGTCCCAAATCGAACCATGAGTAACGGTGTAACCAGCGGAACCCGCTTCCACCGTCCATGACACGGCTGAATCAGAAAGTGCTTGACCATCAACAGGATCGGCAAAAGTCACGGCCTTACGAACGTAATCGGCATCAGTACCAACCACGACCTCATTATCCACACCAGTTTCTCCCGGATCTCCCTCATGCAGGGCGACAAACCAAGTAGTGGGTCTAGTAACCGCTGAATCAGTAAAAGCCCATTTTAGTAAAAGGTCTTCGCCAAAATTAGTAAAACTCATATCAACCTCACGCTGATTGCAGGCCGAAACCGACCGGCACTTTTAATGATTCACCGGCCAACATAACTTTTGGCGATGGAAACAGCACAGCCGAAATAAGTAATCCTGTTGTGCCACCCCAAGTTGGCGATGTCGTAATAAAACCACCCCGAATGGTCTGCGCCGTAGCAAATTCAAAAATGTTCGGCGTGTCGATGGTGTTTGTTTCCCCAGCGGCCACGGCAGGAAAAGATATTGCCTGCCGTGCTGTACCGGTATATGCCTGGTTCTCTCCTGCACTGGCTATCAGTGTGGTCATGGTGTCCCCGGCAACAGGATTCCAGTTATTATCAAACAGACCAAGATACCAATTAGTAAATTGTGAATCGCCAAACAAGGCAGCATTTACTAAATAATCCAGTCCAACCGTCGGAACGATATTTGGGACTTCTTCGACCGATAGGATATTTCCTGCTTGATCCAGGTGAGTTGGCAGATATATAAATCCAGATTTACAAAATTCCATATTAACCTCTTCTGATTATTTCAGCCTCTATCCAACTTGTCGCGGCAAGCGGCGATGGTGTTGTCTGATGAAGTGAGGCAATAAATTGCCGCAAACCATCTTTTTCTTTTATAAGTGTTGTACCCTTTGTTGCTGTTTCTGTAGCAACATTTTCTTCGACAATATTTTTCATATTTCCATCTGGTGTACCAATACACATTCCACGTTGCGATTGCCAACACACATTTGCAGAATTTGGAATACTTTTACCGGTTCCATAAATACCACCGTAGTCAACAAGTGGAATTATTGTGAATCCGTCCTCAACATCACCAGAATAAAATTCAGTTTTATCCCCATAACAAAAAAATATTCCACCCGCTACTGGTTCCATTATATCTACTTTTTGTGGAAACAGCAAAAAATTATCACCAAGACGAAAATGATCAAATTCTAGAGGATCTGAATACCATACATATCCAAATTCATCAGCAACAAATGCCCGACCATTATGAAATCTTATTATCCGTCCTGCTGGTGCTGGTGAAACTTGAGTATGTTCAAGAATATTACTGTCGTCATATCGCCCTACAGTAATGGTGTAATCTATTGTGCCAAGATTAACATTCGCTATATGATATAACTCACTACCATTTGGCATACTTAAATAAAGACGGAGGGCTACAACTTGTGGATCTATTGAAATTGGAAGGTTACTAAAAATCACACCTGTATTATCTTGGAGTATAACTGATGTAATTAATGAGGCACCAGACTCAACACCATTTGCATCTACCCAACAAACGGCGGCAAGATACTGACCACTACCATAGGTACCAGGTGTACTATGAATTGATGGTGAAGAGGGTATTAACATTCCCCATTTACTTACTACGTCATTTATAATTTTTAAACTAATATTGCCATCGCTAAAATATATTGTATTATTTAAATAAGTCCAAGTATATTCAGTACCGATAATTTCTTTAAAAATAACAGTTGCGGTGTTATTAATATTAAATTTCTTAATTTTACCTTGTTCAATAAAATACTCTCCAGCAGGACAGGAAAACCCGCCCTTAGGAAATAATCCTGAATAGACTCTTGTACAACCCTTGCGCCTTTTACCATTACCTAAATTATTAATATCAATATTGACAAGATTTCTTGCAACATCATTAGGTAAAGCATAATCAGCAGAACGATTATTTATGCCTTTAGGCCATGGCCCTATTTGTACCATTAAATATCCTCAAAATCAAAATTCATTTCCGGAATAAACGGGGTGTCAGGATCGGGACCTATAAATTTACTAAATTGAGCTAATACTTCATTAAATCTTTCTTGATGCCAAACTGTGTTGGTTTTACTTCCTTCTATATTTTGTCCTTCAATACCACTTTCAACATAATCATATAATTCATTTACTACATAATTAAAAAATAATTTGTAAATAAAATTGTTAGGTATCCATGATGGAAAATCTCCGCCAATAGATAAATCATCAGGCATTTTATGATAATAAATATCTAATGTCTGATTAGAAGGGGGTATATATTGATAATAAATGTTTTCATCCCCATCTGGAGCTATACATACTACATTACCACCGGTTATTTTATTAATTTTTCTATCAATTAACCGTCTACTATCATAGACTTTGACTGGTCGATTTGTTGTTTTATTATAAGCATAAACTAAATTTTTACAAAAATCACTAGGCAAACTAACAGTATTTTCATCAGCCGATAGTATAACTTCAGAAACAGTCGCCAATTGTTTAATATCAATAACAGTAGCTATATGGGCAAGACAGCCATTAACGGCCATTAGTATGTCATCATTATCAAAATCATCCTTGGCAACGTCCCCATTTACCTTGGATAATACCCTACTAATCAATTGGTCGACTGTTATCTTTGCCATAATTTACATTCCTATAGCTAACCAATGACCCGCTTGTGCACCACCAGGATCAGCAGTAGTTACAGTTACAACACCACCAGATATTGCTACGCTTTTTGCGCCAAGCATTTGAAAATTGGAAATCTGACGAAGACCAGTAGTTACTTCCCCACCGGTATCCCCATTACCCTGTGCAAAAGTTCCCATGGCTACACGATGAGAACCCATTACATCCTTTTTGGTTATTGTACTTTCGAAACTCATCACATCTCCTTCATTTAATTAAAAAGAGATACCCTGTTTATCAGCAGGGTATCCCTATTTATAATACTAATTAATGCTGATTAATGTTAATCGATGGTCAAAAATACCGGCTGATATTCTGTAGCAACCCCGGCAAGACCCCAGGATACTCCAATAATCGGTTGATCAATATCAAGAGTAGCATTAATGGCTCCAACAGAACCATCAGTTGCCCCATGGGTAAGCATAGTACCGACAGCGGGGGTACCAACAATTAGGGCAGCACAAGGGCCACCGGTTTGGGTCCAGAAATAATATCCAGCGGGAACAGTTACCGGAGCAATACCAGTAGGCATTGCTTCAGGGGTAGCTGAAATAATCAGACCAGAAAATGGATTATGACAAAGGGTGACTTCTGTAGCACCAGTATAACCAACTACCGGATCAACCAGTCCAAGAGTAATAGCAGTACCACCAGAGGCCATTGCAGTATTTGAATCGATTCTGAAGCAGTTACCTTCCAGAATACCATCATTTACCATCATATAACCACCAGCAAGAGCATTTTCAGCAATCGCAGTACCGGCAGTAACAGTCAAAGTAACCTGTGTGCCACTGGTATTGGCAGCAGCAATCACCGCATCGGCATGAGCGGCGGCAATCGCGGCGGCGACGGTTGCTTTGCCCACGGCAAGGGCGGCGGCTCCTGCCTTTGCATAACGGAATTTTCTACCATCCTGCAGAACACGAAGGGTGCCAAGTTCTTCTTTGGCGGTAGCACTTACTTCACGGATTCCTTGACGGAAGGCGGAAGTTTTAATTGGTGCATCTCTCATGATTTTTCCTCCAAGAGCTTTATTAATAATGTCGTTTAATTACGTCGTTTAATTACGACAAATTGCTATGGCCGATATGTGCCTTACGATTTGAACAGACCAAATTACCATCAAAATAAATCTTCATGGTTTTATCTTCCGGACTATCCTGAACAACACGCCACGGGCCACGAGTAAAGAACCCTTTAGTATGGACTGCGAAACCGATGAACTCGGTATTCAGCAGGAACAGATGGCCAGCGGGGCAATAATCATCGGGAGTAAGGGTTTTGCCTTCAAATTCGATACCAGTAAATCCGGCTTTGGCAGTATCTTCAGATTTGGTATAACGCTGCTGAACGGTCAGAGTATCAATAAGGATGTTCATCAGTTCTTCCGGCATCACACCAACATTAGGCTTACCACCTTTACCATCACGAATTTTGGCCATAGTAGCCATATCACGAATAGTAGAAAGGGAAACACCTTCAACGGTGGCAATCATTTTGCCTTCCCAAGGTTTGGTACCATCGGCGGCGACCAAATCGTCCTCGGCAAGACCACCATAACTAAGGGTAGCCGTTTCATTACATACGGCACGTAAACCGGTAAGCCGCTTGGTATCACCACTTGGCAAATCGTAAATAGATTGGGCCAGAACTTTGGTGAGGGAAGTTTGTGCAGTTTCGATCTCATCCATAGCCAAATCAACTATGGCTTCGGGACCAGAGTTTTCCAGGGTGTCCAGGCGCAAAATGGTAGCATTACCATAGGCATGTGCTAACATAAAATAAGCCGCATTAACATTATCCCGCTTATCGCTGGATAGGTTATCACCACGACCATAAAAACCAGCTTCAGCCCCATCATATTTGAGAGGAATACGCACTCTACGACCACCACTGGGACGTTTCCAGATACCTTTCTGTTGCTTGAGAAGAAGATTCAGCAGGTAGGATGTGTCAAAGTAGATGTCAGTAGCTTTTCCGTTATCTAAAATGAAATAATCATTCGTAACGGATTCGAGTTGTTCGAAGGTCAACATTTTTAATTCTCCTGTTATTTAAGTCCAGCTCTTGCGGCGATTACTGCTGCTCTTCCACCGAATTTACCGGGATTTCTGAGTGCAGCATCCCGATCCTCTGGCGACATTCCATTACCACCATTAAGGACCTGGCTCTGCGATTTTGTACGGAAATTGCGCATTGCTTCATCCGCTCCCTCTTTTTTAGCAGCCTCTAATTTTGCCGGTAGGCTTAAAAGCATATGGGCAGAGATAGCGTTATGTCCAGGATTTTTGTCCATGAAACTTTTAATACTACCATCATCCCACATTTTTTCAAAATCGGGGTTGGAATCAGCATAAGTATTGATCGTATTTTCGATCCTCTGATTCATTTCTGCTGTCTTAGTTTCCGTCAGTACTTTATCAGTGACACTGGCCTCAACTGCAGCAGTAATCTTACCAATAAAACCAGCGGGATCTTCAGCCAGCATAGTTACCAGGTCATCGTGCTCAAGTCCGGACAAATCATCAGTCTTGCCCTTACCATCATCGCCACTGCTGGAAGGCTTCAAAGCACTTAACAGTTTATCGATCTTACTGTCAATTGCCGAAAATCTTGTTTCGTAACCGGTATCAGTAGTACCCTTACTATCCCCGGTATTCTTACCGTCGCCGGTACCTTTATCATCGCTGGTACCTTTATCATCGCTGGTACCTTTATCATCAACAGGGCCTTTACTACCGGCATTACTACCAACACCCTCACCCATGTTATCAGGGCCATTGGCTCCACCATCACTCATCATACCACCAGGAGAATCCGCCCCTTCCGGAGTGTTCATATCCATTATACCACTATACTTCAAATATCGTCTGAACCATCTGTTCATAATTATCCCCTCACTGTTATTGCATTTTTACTCGCAAAATTTTCTTTTACTTTTTTTCTGATTGCTGATGTATCCGCTTCACGTTTAATTAATCTTTCGCCATGATCGATCGGACGCAATCCCTCTTTTTTCAACCAGTTTTTATAATTATCCCGATTTGGATGTTTTAAAAATTCTTTACAATGACTTCCACCATCCTTATCAACTACTGCAAGAGTATCTTTCAACCAATCTGGGGCAGTATTAGCTATGCCATTAAATTTCTTATAAATTCTGAATGATGTACCACCACACACTGGACAAGCAACAGTGCGAATATTCCAGTCTACTATCTCTTCAAATGTTTCGCCACATAGGCTACATTCATAATCATGCAGCGGCATTATTTACCTCTTTTTCTTTCTTTTCTTCAGATTTGACTTTTAATTCTTTTTCTTTAACCAGACGGCCCTGAACAATTTTTGCTCGTTCATTTTTAATTCGTTCATCAGTTTGACGAATAGAGGCTATTTCTTTATCAATAGCAGCCAAGGTTAAATCTCTTTTAGCTAATAATTCTTCAGTTCTAGCAGCTGATTCACTTACTTCCGCTCTGGCTTTAGCAACGGCTATTTCCTGCTTAATATCAGGATTCATACCTTCAAAATTGAATGTTTCAGTAAAAGTGGAAATCTCATGTCGTTCAACCGCTCGTTCTAGTTTCTTCTCATCATAGGACGCGATATCTGACAAATATTGTGCAATCTCTTCCGGTAATCCGGCCATGATTAACAATTCAATAAACTGATTAACCGGACCTTTGGCCATACGGGTAATTACTTCATCATATTTTTCCCAATTAAGACTCTTCAGTAATTCTTCAGCATCGATAGCCCCTTTTGAATATAAATCAAGAGCTTCTTCACGCTTCTGAACATCAGATCTTGGCATGGTTGAACCAGAGACTACCGACAATTTCATCGGTACAATCAAATCCAAACCTCTAATGGTAGCTAATATTTCATCACCATCTTCGATAAAAGTAATATAACGATCTTCTGTATACCAATTTTGCATCAAGGACACGGCCATTCTACCACGTTCCCTGATTAGTTTACCGTAGTTACGAATTTTGCCTCTCATCATAGTTGAGGCACGTTCAAGAAGGGCAGCAATGGCCTTATATGCAATAACTTGGCTACCTGGGGTATTAGCTTGTTCTAAATCAAAAGTGCCAGCTACCGTGAAAAATAAATCTTTATATAATGTTACTGATTCCATTAACTCTCTAGGAATCGGGGGAGGATTAAGATATCCTATACCATGATTTTGAGTTTCAGGATTAATTATCGAAACTCCGGAAACTATTTTTTCATTATGGACGCCAGATGTTTTGGGATTAATCAACTTAACACCGGCGACTTTATCTTTTAACGAAGCAAATTGACTGAGAGCTTTATTAAACTCCATCTGCAGCCCGGCCAATTGTTCAAAATCACACTCACCCCAAAAATTTACCGGATCTTTATTAGAATTAGCCTTTGAAAATGGGAATTTATCAAATAAATAAGTTTGAGAAGCAATTGATCGATCAATATTCGGATTGATTGATGGATTTGGTTTGTCACTAAGAACTATTGTGCCATTAACGGCAGTAATGGCACGTATAAATCCCGGATAAATTGCCTCGCCAGTTTTTTCGTCAATCGAATAATCTTTAACCCAACATTCAACTACGATAGCATCATCACCATCAGTATTAGTAGTACTACCAATAATAGAAGAAGATAATTTTTTAAGAAATCCACCAATAGTAGTGGTAGAAGAAGAGCCACCGCCTGGAGTAGTTTCTTTGACCCCGGAAACCATTCTACGGCTATCACCCAAACCATTTGCAGCTTCATGGTCTGCTACTACTTCAGCGGCGGCTTTCCCGAATTTACGTTTGATTTCACGAACCGACATCGGATAATAATGCAAATTTGCCTGGGCCTTTTGAATATCAAGACACTTGACAGGATATATTCCATAATAAAATGGATCAATAGTCAATGTATCAACTTCACCAATCCCATATTCTTTATCCAGGTCAAATATAGCCTTTTCAATACATACCCCATAAGTTTCGCCATTAAATACTGACAATTCCAGAATATCCTGCTGCTCAGTTTCAGACCACCAATACTCAACGGATCTGGTTACCATCTTAAATCGGTTTTCTGAATCATCAGTAGATACAATCCTACGAACATTAAAAGTTGGATTATTGTCAGTAAGGGTATTAATGGTCCGACGACGATGGATTGATAATAAATTTGCAGAATTTAAGGTCAACCCTGGCACTTGCTTTCGCCAGTGTTTATTTTTACCTAATTCATAAAATTTAAACCATTTATCTTCAAGCCCAAGGGACAATTTATCAGATACCACCTGCTCAAGTATATCAAATACTCGTCTGGCAACATCTGGATGGCCAGCAGGTGGTATTAACTGATTATTTCCCTTCATCTCTTTTGCCATTATTTACTCTTGGCTGCGGATTTGGTTGTTGTCTTGACTGTAGATTTAGTAGTAGGCTTTGTTACTGGCTCGACTACCGGCTCGATTACCGGCTCGATTAGCTCAGCCTGCTTTTCCGCTGCCTCGTCGTCGTTGTTAGGCGCTGGGGTCGGTGTATCAGGGCGGGTCGACTCGACCGGCTCTCCCTGAGGCTTCTCTGACAAAACTTCATCCGTAGCTGTTGGATCTACAGCAGGATCTACAGCAGGATCTACAGCAGGATCTACAGCAGGATCTACAGCAGGATCTACATCTTTCCCAAAATTTTTATCTACCAATATTGCCCCTTCATCAGTTTTGATGGCAATTGCATCATCATAAGGCGGGGGGACTGCTCGTTTTTGGCACATGGGGCAATACATATGTTCCCAGGTAACTACCGGGGACCAGGGTGCCGGAAATTTGTGCTTCGGATCTTTGGAAGTAAACATAGCACCAATAATTGGAAATGCCAGATCCCGAATTTCTGCTATTTCATAATCACAAATAATACATACCAGTTTCATACCCTACCTCCGTACGGTGTTAATTCTTTTATTTTCATCGGGGTTCCCTTCGTACGCCTCTATATAAGGATCCCGCTCTATAATATTTTGACTGCTGTCGTTGGTAATCATTCGTTTTATGGCTTCGATTACTTTTGACTCACCAGCTCCAGTAATATATTTAAATATATAAAAGATGTAAGCAGCTATCATTAAATTTAATAATGTTAGTATAGCTAGAGAATAAATAACCAGCAATTCAAAAAGTGTCATTGTAGATTCCCTAGCATAGAAAAATCATGCATTGCTTCTTGCTCATACCTGTCATATTGATTATCGGCTTCTAATTTCTCTAACTCTTCCAGCCGTTTATCAACTTCGTTAGAAGCACTAACCGGTTTTTCAGGGGTAATTGGTCGGGCCATGCATAAGTTACAAACTTCATCATATACATGATCTTCCCCAGTAGAATCAATATCTTCAAATGTTTTGTCGAGGATTAAGTTAGGTATGGTCCGTATAAATTGTTTGCATCGTTCGTAGATGTATAACATTGGCCTACCATCTGATTTCCGCACTTTTAATCGTTCCCGGAACTGCCGGATTTTTAGCACCCTCAGTGAATCTCCTGGTGAAAAATGAAGATTATAAGGTTCTGCCGACATTACCTCAGCAGTTGATTTACCCTGCCCACCACCTTTATAATCAGGCCTTTTCTGGAAAATATCACTACCGGCAATTCGCATAAAACTACGGTTGTGTTCTCCCACTCTATATTCTTTTTCTCGTTCTACAATCCCATAAGCGACATCAGAATCGACCATGCGAATACCAGTATCGGGAGTTCCATTCCAACCGTACCATTCATCAAACCTGATCAGTCGTCCATCGTTATCGATATACCACCAACCAATAGAAAAAGGCTTCCCAAAGCCCCAATCATATGTCATATAACATGGTGCACCTGCAGGTATTGGAGTGGTATCAGGAAGCACATGGATGTCTTTATTAAATTCTGGAAATGCTTGGCCAACAAAAATATCCCAATCACCATCTCTGAATGCCTTTCTCAATGCTTCCGGCAAAGTATCCAATACTCGATAGTAGTTCTGGTCCAGGTGCGGATTATCGGTAGCTTTTGATTGAATATACTTAAAGCTGTCTTCAAACCCTTTCCATTCATCCCCAAATATTTTATCTATCCAGAAAGCCTTCACCCATCCATGGCCTATTCCACCCGGATTGGTGGCACCTAAAAATTTCAGTTCGTGGTCCGGCACACCCGGATTTCTCAGTCGTGTACGAAGAAAGGTAAACACCTCGTATGGATTCTTGGTCAATTCATCTACAAATGCAAAAACGAATTCGGCTGACTGATACTTACTAACATCATCAAGGTTACGGAAGGCAATTACCCCTCCGCCAAGTTTTTTATTTAAAATATAACATCTACCATACGATTTATGATCCCCGTGACTTTTACCAAGCCATGATGGAAATTCAGTATCAATTTTTTGTAGCTGCCGGTCTTTTAAACTGGGGTAGTCTTCCGTACATATTACCCCTACTGGTGCCTTAATCCCGTAGGTACTGGTGATATACATCAGTTGCCGTACTGCCGCCCAACGCAACAGATATGATTTCCCTCCGCCTAAAGCCCCACCATATAATATGCTTTTGTATTTTGGGTTATCTAAAGCCGCTATTGCTTCCATCTGTCGCGGAGTAAAATGTGCTAAATCAGTTTCGAAATTCATGGGTGGCACTCAAAAATCACCTACCTTTATATTTTTCTCGTAAAAATTTACCGGCTGATGAGTCGGTATCACAATTACTCCAATTCAGGCATTGTTCAGCAGCAAATCTATGGGCGGCCGCCTCTATAAAATCTGAAAAGATACCCAAATGTTTTTGTTTTTTATTAATATATATGTTTACAAACCATTTATTTTTATCACTATTCCAACTTATGCCTTTTATCCCAGAAGTATTAGATGACAACATCCCAGAATTTCTCATTTGACACTGTGGATTGGCTTCTCTTAGATTACTCCACCAGTTATGATATTCAATACGATCTTTATGATCTATTTGATTTTCCGGTAAATAGCCTAACATCCAAAGAAAAGCCAATCTATGCGCTCGATAATGTTTATAATCGATTCTTATTATTAAATAACCATCTTTATCAACACTACCGGCTTCTTGCCCTTTTTTAGCATTACTTGATGTTGTTATTTTTCTAGTAAAAATTCCAGTTTTTGGATTATAATCAAGTAATTCTTTTAATCTTTCTTGAGTCAACATTTCTAACCTCCCAGTTAATATCCAATATTAAAAATTGAGAGAAAAGAATTGGATAGATTCTCTTATCGGGTGTACATCCCTATCTCTCAATTTAGCTTAATTATGGCGCCTTGGTACTTGTGGACCCCCTGGTAATAGTAACACGATCAGGGGCATCATCATCACCAACATCTAAACCAAATACTTTGCGCTCCAGCGGGATAATTATCTGGTAAATCTTTGCCAGTTTTTCAGTGTTGGTTAAAATTACTTTCATATCCGTTTCCCCCTTCATACCTTCCATTATACATGACGCAAATAATCGCAATCGACCTAAGTCAGTTTTATGGGCAATCATGACCATTTGATCGGTCAGCACCGGCGAATCGAAATCAGGGATAAGGGGTTTACTGGCACCCCTTTCTCCCCAATTCTCGAATTTGGCATGTAATGAGATCTCCGGTATAGTAATACCGAATCTGGAGGCTAATGGCATAAGGTCGCCACCTATTAGCCATACCCATTTTATTTGATCCCAATCTACCGGCATTTTACTTTGCTCCCTATTATATTTAATTTATCTGCTCTGTTCTTTTTATTTAACCATGTTCAGGGCATTGCGTCAATGGCACTTATACAAATACAAAGGCCTGAATTTTGCCAAAGGGATTGGCACCTTAATAAAAGGAAAGTGGGGACAGATGCAAGAAGTTGTCAGGCAAAAGAAATTTTTAAAAATAGGGGGAAAGATGGGGTTGGATATAGGTTGAAAGACCGGGAATAGGGGGATCTCAGAAATTTTTAACCAACATTAATTTATACTTATTTATATATTCATCTCTGGCTTTAGCAGCTTCTAAGGCCGTACAAAATGATTCTCTTATACATTTTTGACCTTTTAATTTTATTTCATATACCCATGATTTATTTCTATTGGGATATTTTAGTCTTACCCCCCTATAACCAGAAGTATTATGAGCCTGTAATATTTTATTTGTATTTAATTGATTTTGTTGTTCAGTTAGCAAGCGATAATTTTTAATATCATCATTTAAATAATCTTTATCTTTATGATCAACAACCATACCATCTGGGATATCTCCATAATGCATTATCCATAATATTCTACTATATATATAAGTTTTTCCTCCAAAACTTATATACATTCTTCCGGTAGTAATATTCTGAGATCGTAATATAGGGTGTGTTTCAAAACCACCCCTTTTATAAGTCCTACGATATATATTTCCATTAATTAATACTAACATGCGATTACAGTATTCTGACATTGTTTCCATGATCCTTTTCCTGTTTTTTGTTTTTTCTTTAATTTTACCATGGCCGCATTCTCGTGTCAAGGGCTGTTAATCAAATACGCCCACTCGATATTTTCTAACATTGCCATAGACCATATTACAAATGCGCCGAGCCTCGCCCTGATCCCGTGGACGGGCGCGCAGACGTATATATATTTTGGGTCCCTCCAGTGCCATTTCCAAATCCGCCGACCCCGTGCGCGTGTTCGCGGGCTGTCGCAGATGCAAATCAACTATTGACAAGATATGCCCTGGTATGTTCTAATGAAGTTTCCATAGCGGGAGACCACCTCCCACACCGGCCATTTGGCCAACCACCATAATCATGAGGACGAGACCATGAACAAATCCACCAAAACCACCAAATCCGTAGCCATCGTAGAAGTCAAAGCAATTAATACCAAGCCAATTCGCAAATCCACCGCCACTGTGGTATTAACCCGTGAGATCCACCCGACCAAAATTACCTGCCCAGAATGTGGCGGGAAAAATGGATTACATCGTCTCAATCAGAAATGCGACTTCTGCGGCTTTATGCTGCGGGTCCACCTTTTCCCAAATATGG